CTTTGTATCGTTTGAACTATCAGAAGTTTATTGAGTATAACATTAAAGACGTTGAACTCATTATCAAACTTGAAGATAAATTGAAACTGCTTGAACTGGCAGTAACTCTCGCATACGACACCAAATCAAACTTTGAAGATGTGTTTGCACAGACGAGAATGTGGGACGCACTTACATATTCCTATCTGCGTGAGAAAGACATTATTGTTCCACCAAGGGTGGTCAAAGATAAAGATTCAGCATTTGAAGGTGCATATGTTAAAGTACCTGATGTTGGATTACACAATTGGGTTGCCTCATTCGATTTGAATTCTCTGTATCCACATTTGATGATGCAGTATAACATCTCGCCTGAAACTCTTATTGAACCAGAAAACTATACAGATGAAATGCGTAAGATACTTGAACAAGGTGTTTCTGTTGATAGATTATTGAAAAAAGAAATCGACACATCACAATTACAAGGTGCAACACTAACACCTAATGGTCAATTCTTTCGTACCGATATTCAAGGTTTCTTGCCTAAGATGATGGAAGAAATGTATACAGACAGAAGTAAGTTTAAAAAGTTAATGTTACAAGCAAAACAGGAATATGAAAATGAAACGGATGATTCCAAAAAATACGCAATTGAAAAACGAATTGCCAAATACAATAACATTCAGTTGGCCAAAAAGGTCTCTCTTAACTCTGCTTATGGTGCTTTGGGTTCTCAGTATTTCCGTTTCTACGATTTGCGGATGGCTCTTGGCGTCACTACTGCTGGCCAATTAAGTATTCGTTGGATTGAAAATAAAATTAATGCCTACATGAATAAATTATTGGCAACGGAAGATAAAGATTATGTGATTGCTTCTGATACAGATTCAATTTATCTCCGTATGGGAGAATTGGTTAATAAGTTCATTAAAGATACCTCAGACAAACAAAAAGTAATATCACTCATGGATAAAATCTGTGAAGAAAAGATTCAACCATATATTGATAAGTCATATAAAGAACTGGCTGACTATGTTCATGCCTATGACCAGAAGATGCAAATGAAACGAGAAGGTCTTTCTGACAAAGGTATTTGGACTGCCAAGAAACGGTATATTCTAAATGTATATAATAACGAAGGTGTGCAATACAAAGAACCACAGATGAAAGTAATGGGTCTTGAAATGATTAAATCATCTACACCATCTGCCATTCGTGAAAAGATGAAAGAAGCAATTCAACTGATGGTAAGTGGCACACAAGATGACATTCTTAATTTTATTGAAAACTTTAGAAAAGAATTCAAAACATTACCTGTAGAAGAAATATCTTTTCCTCGTGGTCTTAATGGCCTAAATACCTATTCTGATGTATCAACATTATATAAGAAAGGAACACCAATTCATGTTAAAGGTGCCATTCTTTATAATCACAATCTAAAACAAAAGAATCTAACCAAGAAATATCAACTCATTCAAGAAGGTGAAAAGGTTAAGTTTACTTACCTAAAGATGCCTAATCCATTCAAAGATACTGTCATATCGTATCCATCTCGTTTACCAAAAGAGTTTGAACTACAAGAGTATATTGATTATGATATGCAATTTGATAAGGCATTTCTAGAACCAATCAAAGTAATTCTTGATTGTATGGGTTGGAAAACAGAAAGAACAAGTTCAATAGAGGATTTCTTCTCATGATATTAATCATACTAACACTCTTAGCCGCATTTCTTTTATCTGGTATTGCAGCCTATTATTCAGTTATTGGTTTAGCACTTATATTTTCTGGTGCATTTTGGCCAGTTATTATTATGGGTTCAACACTTGAGTTTGCCAAATTAATTACTGCATCATGGTTATATAATAATTGGCAAAAAACCAACATTTTATTGAAATCATATCTGACGGCTGCCGTAATTATTTTAATGTTTATTACTTCAATGGGTATTTTTGGTTTCTTGGCCAAATCACATATTGATTCTACATTAGAATCTGGTGCCAATACTGTTGAGTTAAAAACACTTAATTCACAACAAAAGATTGCCGAACAACGATTAGAATATTTACTCAAACGTGCTGGTAATCCTGAAACGGCATCAGCATCTATTGATAGACAAATTCAAGCAACACAAAAAGAACTTACCGAAATTAATAAGAAAAAGTTACCACTTCTTAAAGAAGAAAACAAATTGGTGGCAGATGTTGGTCCTATCAAATATGTGGCAGACATCTTTTTTGGTAGTGGTGATGGTGCCTTAGACAAGGCTGTAAGACTGGTAATCTTTATGATTATGCTTGTATTTGACCCTCTAGCTGTGTTATTATTGATAGCAGGAAATATAACATATAAAGAGAAATATGGAAAGAAGATTTCAGTTCCCGTTTCGGTACCTAAACTCACTAAGCGTAAAAGAAAGACAGTTCAAACAGTTAAAGAATCGCCGAGTGATACGGTTGAAGTCCCCAAAGAAAACTTGGTTACAATCGAGGAGGATGTGGCGACTACAAATAAAAAGAAAGGCTTTCCGAGGCGTGAGGCGGATCGCATAAGTAAATATGATGAGAAAGCAGAATTGGCTTTCAAAGAAAAAAGATTAGATGGTGGTGACTTTTAAAAAGGAAAATTATGAGTATACTTGACAAGATTAAAAAGAACAGTAGTATTAAAGAATCAGCAATTCTTTCTAAATCAAAGTTCTTTATTGACAAAGATATGATACCTACGGCAATTCCAATTATTAATGTGGCGTTGTCTGGTAAATTGGATGGTGGTTTAACACCAGGTCTTACAATGTGGGCAGGTCCATCAAAACATTTTAAGACTGCTTTTTCATTATTGATGGCAAAATCTTACATGGACAAATATAATGATGCAGCGTTACTATTTTACGATTCTGAGTTTGGCACTCCTCAGTCTTATTTTGATAGCTTTGGTATTGATACCGACCGAGTTCTTCATACACCTCTTACTGATATTGAACAATTAAAGTTCGATATCATGCAACAATTAACTTCACTTGAGCGCACAGACCATTTAATTATTGTAATTGATTCGATTGGTAATCTGGCGTCCAAGAAAGAAGTTGATGATGCACTTGAAGGCAAATCAGTTGCTGATATGAGCCGTGCTAAACAGGTCAAGAGTTTATTTCGTATGGTCACACCACATCTTACAATGAAAGATGTTCCGATGATTGTGGTCAATCATACTTACAAAGAAATTGGTATGTTCCCTAAAGACATCGTTGGCGGTGGTACAGGTTCATACTATTCAGCTGACAACATTTTCATTCTTGGTCGTCAACAAGAAAAAGAAGGCACAGAAGTTGTTGGTTACAATTTTATTATCAATGTCGAGAAATCTCGTTATGTTAAAGAGAAGTCTAAGATACCAGTCACCGTTTCTTTTGATGGTGGTATTTCTCGTTGGAGTGGGTTACTTGACCTTGCTATTGAATCAGGTCATGTTATCAAACCTTCTAACGGATGGTATAGTAAAGTAGATGTTGAATCTGGTGTTATAGAAGATAAAAAGTATCGTGTTAAAGAAACTGATACCAAAGAATTCTGGTTACCAATTTTAAAACAAAAATCTTTCCGTGAGTTTATTGAAAACAAATATCAAATTGCTTCTGGTAGTATTATGCAAGATGCCTCATACGATGAAGCCTTTGAAGTTGAAACTATGAATGGTGCTGATGATGAGTAATGAAGATGCTAAATTAAAACATTCTAAGCGTATTCAAAAAACTCAAAATCAAATTAAAAAACAAACCAAGATTGCCAAATCACATGGTATGCCGGTAGATGAGCCACACAAATTTGCCAAGCACCATGCGATGGACTGTGGTAATCCTGAATGTGTAATGTGTGGTAATCCTAGAAAGGTATGGAAAGAAAAGACCATACAAGAGAAAAGATTTGATGAGGTGAAAGATGATTGAAGGTACAGATTATTGTTTCATTTACCCCAAAGATGATTCGACAGCGGTACATATAAAGTTCTTACAAGGACCATATAAAGATACCGTATTCAAATATGGAAAGGTAAAGTTCAAAGAAGAAAATGAACAAATGTATTTACTTTTCGCTTATGATGTGTTAGAATCAGTAGTTGATAAGCCAAGAAAGCTGGAAAAAGATACAGACTTTAAAAATTATCTTGGTGATTTACTTGTAGAATTAATGTCAAACAATATTGAGCAGGAAATAGTGGATGAAACTGGAACAGACGATATTAAAGAACCTGATTTATAATGAGGACTTTCTTCGGAAAGTTTTACCATTTTTAAAGACAGAGTATTTTAGTGATAGTGTAGAGAGAACTTTATTTAATGAAATTACATCATTCACGGAGACTTACAATAACACGGCAACGATTGAAGCACTTAGTATTGCCGTCAAAGAAAAGAGAAATCTCACATCTGATGAAGTTCAGAGATGCGAAGATTATCTATCGGAGATTGAAAAAAATAAATCAGCAGAAACCGAGGTTCAATGGCTTGTTGACAAAACAGAACAATTTTGCCAAGAGAAAGCCATCTACAACGCAGTATTGGGGTCTATTTCAATTCTCGATGGTAAAGACAAAACTCATGACAAAGGCCAGATTCCCAAGATATTATCGGACGCCTTGGCCGTTTCATTTGACAACTCAGTAGGACACGATTACTTACAGGACTCAGATGCTCGATATGAATTCTACCACAGAAAAGAAGAAAGAATCCCCTTTGACCTCGACTACTTCAACAAAATCACCAAAGGTGGTTTACCAGCTAAGACACTTAATATTGCTTTGGCGGGGACTGGTGTTGGTAAATCTCTTTTTATGTGTCATGTGGCTG